TTGTTGCTAACTTGTAAATATATTCAACTAAGTAGTCAAAACCATTGAATTTACTATGCTTTTAAAAATAAAATACAGGTATTTCGGATTTGACTACCTAGTTTGTGGAGCAGACAATAATTTATATTTAATCCCTCATTTTAGGTACAGGAGGACGGTTTATTTTACAAAGATTAAACCTTTTTCAAATAAAAAGGGAAGCGATAAAAAGAATACTATCAAATATCACGGAACAAATGTATCTTTTAAGCAATTACGGGAAAAGAAAATTAAAGTTAATGAAACAATAAATGTATATTGATGATTGAAAAAAGAAAAATTTGTCCAAAATGTAATTCTCAAATGTTCCAAAGGTTTAATTCAACCATGTGGTATTGTCCAACCTGTGAAAATTCAAAAAAGTTTATTAAGGTGGACGAACTGCATACCTCAAAGAAAACAGGGGCTAAAAAAGGCTTAAAATCGAAAAAAACAAAATTCAACTTTTATTCAACAACAGCCTGGAAAAATTGCAGCCATTATATTTTGACGTACTATGCGGATAACGAAGGAAACGTTCAATGCAGTACTTCAAGCAAATGGATGAAAGTAACAGATAAAAACTGCCATTGCGGCCATTATATCAAGACAAGAGACATGAGTAAAACCAATTACGCGGTTGCCTTTGAATTTACCAACCTTGCACCACAAAGCTATCAAGAAAATATTTTTAGGAGTGGAAACCAATTAGTAATGCGTGAATGGCTAATAAAACAACATGGGTTAAAAGCAATTGAAGAACTCGAACTAAAACAGCATAATATCTGTAAATTAGATACTATCGTTTTGCTTTATTGGGCTAAATTCTATGAAAAACAGCTTGATATATTGTTGAAAAAAAGAGGGATAAAAGATCATTGGAAATCAAAATAAATATAAAATTGAAAACGTTTAAAGTAAAAAAAACAGGGATGTTGTTGTTCACAAAAGATATGAAATCATTTTATTCATGTTATACCGGAGATGACCCTTTTCAAAAAGGGTGGGTGTTCATGCAAAAAGAAAAGTTTGATAAAATGTTTTTAAATTGTGAAATAGTTGAAAAAAAATAATTATGTTTGCTTTTATTATTCTAAAATGAATTTCTATATTTGTACACAATAGCGGTTATGCCGCTTAAATTTGCACCAAAATTGTTAAATTAACATGAGAAAAATTAAGACTAAAAATATTGATCCTGATAAACTGATTACTAAATCTGAATATGCAAAACAGATTAAATCAAATCCTACCCAGGTTCAGCGAATGATTGATAAAGGTGAATTAACCATCATCCTTGCAAAAGGGGCTGAATTAATTCACTTATAATTTTTTTGAACTTTTTTGTAAAATATTAACTATGGCATATGTTTTAAGACCATACCAGAAAAAAGCATCTGAAAAGGCTATTGAGTTCTTTAATTCAAGGAAGAAACAAAATGCAATTATGGTTCTTCCTACTGGAAGCGGTAAAAGTTTAATAATTGCCGATATTGCGAGTAAATTAGATGATCATCTTTTAATATTTCAACCATCAAAGGAAATTTTAGAACAAAATTTTGCTAAACTTCAAAGCTATGGAGTATTGGATTGTTCAATTTTTTCGGCTTCATTTAATTCAAAAGAAATAAGCAGGATAACATTTGCAATGATTGGGAGTGTCCGCAATAAACATGAACTTTTCAGTCATTTTAAATATGTGATTGTGGATGAATGCCATGGTGTTAATTCAAAAAACAATGAATCAATGTATAACCAATTTTTAAGCGGGTTAGATTGTCGGGTCCTTGGATTAACCGCAACCCCTTACCGATTATCAACCGATGGGTTTGGTGGTTCTATTTTGAAATTCATAACCAGGACCCGACCACGGATATTTTCAGAAATGATTTATCACGTTCAAATAAAAGAATTATCAGATCAAGGTTATTTGGCAAAAATGGAATATTATCAAGTAAATATAGTTGATCCCTCAAAATTACAGGTTAATTCAACCGGGGCTGACTATACCGATAAGTCAGTTAAAAAACACTATTCGGATATTGATTTTAATAAAAAACTGAAAGAGATTATAGAAAGGCTTATTAAGGCAGGTAGAAAAAATATTCTTGTTTTTACCCGATTTATAGATGAGGCACAGGAATTATCAGATTATTTTAATGGTCTTTCAGAAATGGTTTCTGGGGAGACACCAAAAAAGGAACGAGAAAAAATACTTAATGATTTTAAGTCTGGTGAAATAAGGATAGTTACAAATGTCGGAGTATTAACAACAGGCTTTGACTTCCCGGAACTTTCGACAATTGTACTTGCACGGCCAACAATGTCCCTTGCATTATACTACCAAATGATTGGAAGGGCAATGAGACCACATAAATCAAAAGAAAGTGCATGGATCATTGATTTGTGCCGAACTTATAAAAGGTTTGGAAATGTTGAATCCCTTGAAATAAGACCCGAAAAACCAAATACAAGCCTTTGGGCTGTTTATTCAGGTAACAACCAACTAACTAATAAATATTACGAATAATGGCAACTGGTAAGAAATCATTTCTTCTTTATTGTGATATAATTGGAACCGTAAAAAAACTCCCTAAAGAAAAAGCGGGTGAATTATTTATGTTAATATTAGAATATGTCAACGATAAAAACCCAGAAACAGAAGATTTGCTTTTACAAGTTGCATTTGAACCAATCAAAATGCAACTAAAAAGAGACCTTGTTAAATACGTTAAAATATTGGAAAAAAGAAGCTTAGCGGGAAAAGCAAGTGCCGACAAAAGACAACAAGTGTCAACATGTGTTAAAAGTGTTCAACAAACTTCAACAAATTCAACCGATAATGTAACAGTTAATGTAAATGATAATGTAAATGATAATAAAGAAATATTAATTGATAAAATTCAAAAAGAATTTTACAATTCCCTTTCTCCGTTTTTAAATGAATTTAAGAAAGATGTTTTAAGGGAATTTTATAATTATTGGAGTGAACCAAATAAATCAAAAACCAAAATACGTTGGCAGATGGAAAAAACATGGGATACTCATAAGAGATTACTTAGGTGGGTTTCAAATGATTTTGGGAAAAAGAAAACTGAAGAAAAACAAAACATAAAATCATCTGAAAGTGAATTAACTAAACTTTATGGAAAGCCGACAAATGAAAAATAATATAAACCTGACCATTGACTTAGTTCAATATGGCAAAATACCACCTCAGGCAGTAGATATTGAAGAGTGTATTTTAGGTGCTATAATGTTGTATAATGAGGCATTTAGCTTAGTTAATCCATTGTTGACTGAAAATTCGTTTTACAAGGAAGAAAACAGGATTATTTATAAGGCAATTTGTGAACTTTCAATAGAAAATAAATCTATTGATTTAATGATCGTCACAAGGAAGTTAATTGATTCAGGCGAATTAGAAAAAGTTGGTGGACCCATGTATTTAACAAAAATTACAAATTCCGTTTCTTATGGAATAAATATAGAACAATACGCCAGGATAGTTGCTGAAAAATTTGTCAAACGTGAATCAATTCGTATTTGTTCTGAAATTATAAATAAGTCTTATAATGATGAATTTGATGTAGAAGAAATTATTACTGATATTCAGAAAGCTGGGATTGAACTTGAAAAACATTTTGATTCTGTCGATAGTGGATCAACCACAAGGGAAGTCGCAAAAGAAACACTGGAAGAAATCTACGCCGATGTTGACCGGAACAGTAAAGGATTACCTGCCGGAATAAATACCGGATTTTCAGACCTTAATAGGATGATCGGTGGATTTAAACCAGCCACTTTTTTAATTATTGCCTCCCGTCCAAGTATAGGGAAAACATCTTTGGGATTACATTTTACAATTAATGCAGCATTTAAGGGAAATTGGGTCAATATATTTTCATTCGAAATGACCAAGGCTCAACTTTTTAAAATACTTATTTCAGGGGAAAGTGAAGTTGATAGAACTAATATTCGTGACGGTAAATTAACAGATGAAGAATTGAATATAATAAATAAAGCAACAGGAAATATTGATAACCTTCCTATACTTTGGAATACAAGACCAATGACTGTACATCAAATAAAATCAGTTGTCAGAAAGAATTATAAAAAGAAAAAATGTGATCTGGTCGTAATAGATTATTTACAATTGATAAAACCAACCGATTCAAAAGCAATAAGAGAACAGCAAATTAGTGAGATAACCAGGGAATTGAAATTAATGTCAGTTGAGTTTAATATCCCAATCATTGCACTTTGTCAATTAAATAGATTGGCTGCTACTGAAATTCCACAACTTCATCATTTACGTGAATCAGGCGCAATTGAACAGGATGCTGACAATGTAATTTTCCCATTTAAAGAAGTTGATTCAGATATGAATGAAATTAGCTATTCTTTAATAATCGCAAAAGCAAGGAATGGAAGTACCGGAAGGTTTGAGATTTGGCATAATCAACAAATGACTAAGTTTGGTAATAAGGGAGGTGAAATAACAGTAAAACAATTTGACTATAACCCAAATCAACAGTTTGAGCCGAATCATGAATTTGAAGCAGACACAACAAACGATGTTCCTTTTTAAAAAATAAATTTAAAGTAGATAGTTTAAGATGAAATACAACCTTGAAAATAAACACGAATATGAGCAGGCAAAAATAATGCTCGAGAAATTTCATGAAAAAGGTTATTTCATCGAGCAAAAAAGGATCCTCCCAAAACGGACGAATAAGCAAAACGCCTATCTTCATTTGATTTTGGGTTGGTTTGCGATCGAATGCGGGGAGACACTTGAATTTGTCAAAACAGAGTTTTTTAAAAAACAATGCAACCCAGATATGTTTATAATCGACCGCTTAAACCCCAAAACAGGCGAAATAAGACCCGATCTACGGTCAAGCAGAGACTTGGACACAAAAGAACTAACAACGGCAATAGAACGCTTTAGAAACTGGTCCGCTGCATTGGGGATTTATCTTCCGGCACCAAACGAAGACAAGTTTTTGAAACATATA